TTAATTACCCTTTGCTATATCAATGTTTATAGCGTTTTTGGGGACATTTGGGGACATGGACAAAACGTCCAACGCTTTATCAGTTTCTGAAATCCGTTCTTCTTTTAGCATATGGGCGTAAACTTCTTGAGTGATTGAAGTGTTGGCATGACCTAATCTTTTTGAGATATAGTTGATTGAAACGCCTTTATATAATAAATATGATGCATGAGAATGCCTTAAACCGTGAACACTGAGTTTACTGTAAATATTAAGCGATTTAGTAACTCGCTGTATTCTTTTTAGAGCCGCTTGGTGTGTATGATCGAATATTCTTCCAGAACTCCCAGAATTAAAGATAACTGCGGTTAATTCTTTAGTGATTCTAACATCGCGATATGAGTTTTTGTTTTTTGGCGGCGTAATTTCACGACTAGCAGCTGTGAGAGATTTATCAACATGAATGTTATTAAACGGCACACTAACATCCTCATAGTTTAGCGCTAAAACCTCGCCTATTCGCATACCAGTCTCTAACGCGATAAGTAATGACAAATTGATTTTGTCGTTGCTGTGGGCATATAAATAGGCTTGTAGTATTTCGAACTCATCTGCGGACAACGCTTTGATTTTTGCGTCGCTTTCCAAACCATGGGGTTTAAGTCGAGAAAAGAAGTCGGAAGTTATATAACCGTCATATAAAGCGTCTTTAAGAGAGGCCTTTATTTTTGCAACCAGTAAAGTTAAATAACTCTTTTTGTGAGATTCTCCATATTCATCTAATCCGTGTTGGAGTATAGGGTAATTTAGATCTTCTAGCCTTACATTGGTAAATAGTGTGTCGATAATATTCTCAGCTGTGATATAGGCCGTTAAAGTTGACGCTCTAATATCCTTCGATTTATAATTTTTAACCCACATCTTGAAGTAATCAGAAAAGAGCATACTAGAAGCAATGATCTTTTTGTTCTGAAATTTATCCGACTCCATCTGAACAGACCATTCTGTTGCCTCACGCTTGGTATTAAAAGTTTTGCTAACTTTGCGTCGTACACCTTTATCCATGACAGAGACAACTACACGCCATTTCTTGCCACGTTTTTCATAACTTGCCATAAAATAACCTCCTCGAAATTGCCTCTTGTCCAAATGCCACTTGATTGATAAAATAGAGTATACAAATAGCGCACCCGATTAGGGGCGTTGTAGACTAGACACACCTTACTTCTTGGCGGGAGAGGGGTGTGTCTTTTTTTGTTGCAAATCAACCAGCAAGACTTGCACTTGCTGTCGGCTTATCCGATGGTTGAACGTTAATTGTTAGTCATTTAAGTGTTGGATTGCATAATTAGCTTCATCAGGTGTGAATTTCTCACCAGCATCTGATGTTAGCTGTTCTCTAATAGATTCAGGGGACATGTTTTGTTGTTCTTGATAGTCTTTGGCAGTAGCAAGAGCATTTGCATTATAGTCAGCTTTTAAATTGTCAATCGCATATTGACCAGCTTCCGCTGAGAATTTTTCGCCAGCGTCAGATGTTAATTGTTCATAAAGCCCAGATTTCGACATGTGTTGCTGATCTGAATATTCTTTGGCCGTAGCCAATGCAGATTTGTATTCAGTAGGGACTGATTCGTCGGATGAACTAGCAGTAGTGTCATCCGAGCTATTATCCGTAGTGTCGTCATAATCATAGTCGTCATCATCAGAAGACGACACATCGCTGGTCTTATCGACTGCCTTTTCAACTTTTGAGCTAGATGACGTCGCTGCTTTATTTTCAGCACCTTTCTTACCGCCGTTGTCTTTGTTGCCCCCTAAAGCAGAACCGCCAACGATTAAAACTAGTACCACCAAAATCCAAAACCACACACGCTTGTATACCGGTTTCTTTTGGACGTATGTATTGCCACTTTCGTCCTTAATTTTCTTTGCCATTGTAAAACCTCCAAAATGTTTTTTTGCGTAAACGCAAATCAGCCAGCAAGGCTTGCACTTGCTGTCGGCTTTTCCGATGGCTGAAATAATTCTAGTAATCTTCAAATGAAACATTACCACTATCACGACTCAGCGGTGTGATTCTAATTTCAAGAGTAGCGTCACGTTTAGCATTAAATGCGTTTGCGATGGTTGCTTCATATTTGGCGAACCAAACATTGCCGTCTTTTGTCCATGGTTGAATATTCCCTAAAATTGTGTGAATCTTGCTTCCCTTATAAGGGTACTTTTTAGAAAAAGTTTGATTTGCTAACTGAGTTAGAATTGCAGATTGTTCGTCTGTCGGTTTTTCACTCAGGCGAGTAATATCGCTAGCTTGTTCTGATTCAACTTTAGCCTTTTCTGATTCGGCTTTTTTCTGGCTTTCAGATGATTCTGACGCTGCTTTTTGTTGACTTTCAGAGGCTACAGCAGCGCGTGAGCTTTCTTGCGCTAAACTTTCTCTATTGGCCAAAAATTTCTTACTTGGTTTTACGTAAATAAGTTTGCTCTTTTTGGTGTTATCGTCGTAGTCTTTGCTGACTTCGAGTCGAAGGCTTTTCTTGCTGTTGCCTTTTAGGTTATATTCAAAAGAAAATTTCCCGTCAGAATCAGCAGCGGTTTGTTTGACATTATCGATATTAACGCCATAGTCTGGGGAAGTCTTACCAGAAATCGTCGCAACGCCTTTATCGTTAGTAACAAATGTTTCGTTTACTGTTAACTTAGTAGACTTGTTGTCCTTATTTGAGTCTGATCCAAATCCGATTAATAATAGTAGTAATGACAAAATACCGGTATAAATCCACCATTGCTTGAAAATAGGTGTTACAGAGCTTTTGTCAGCTTTGTATTTTTGATAATACTTAACCCCAAAATAAATTGACACTCCCAAAAGAATGACCGCTCCAACGGTCATAGCTAAACTAATCACGATAATTGCGACTACAAGCCCGATGAAAAATTTCCAAATTTGTTTCATTTCAATCCTCCAGATATGATAGAATGTGTTTGGACATAGTAATAATACACAGGCCTTATTGAATCCCCACGATTCGATAGGGCTTTTTTAATGCAATTATCTAGTTGGGAATCGCACCCAACCAAAGCCACTAGGCTAGACACACCTTACTTCTTGGCGGGAGAGGGGTGTGTCTTTTGTGTTTATACATATTCAATTGGCATATCAAATTTTGATTCAAGAGTTTTGATTGCCTTGTCACTGAATATCATTGAGAAGCCAACCGTGCGTTCTTCACCTGATTCGGTTGTAAATATAATGTGCGCGTTTTGCGGCGATCGAACTGTAGTTGTTAACGCAGGTTTAGTAGTTGAAACCTTTTTAGACGTTGTACCACCAATTATAGCACCCGGGATACCGGCTACGACACCTCCGGTGATTGCACGACCAACAACACTTTTACTCTTAGTTACTGTTTTTTCTGTTTTAGCTTCAATTGTATTTGAATTAAAACCGCTCCAGTATAAATGCTCGAATTTAAGCATTTCGTCAAAGCCTTTAAATTGATATTTTCCATTGGCGTGTTTTATTAATTTTAAATTACCTTCTTGTGGGTAATCGCTAATCACGTTTAGCCTAATCTCATTTGATGCAAAAAGCCCCATTTTAAGAACCTCCAAATATGATAAAATATGTTTGGACATAGCATAAACTAGCCTTAGTGAATCCCCACGATTCATTGAGGCTTTTTTTGTTTCAATTTGAGCGATAGGACTTGCACCTATGGGACGGCTTGACCGAGCTCAATGATAATTATAAATCTGTTGTAAACCTAATTGCCTTGCCCAAAATTTTAGCAGGGTTGTCGGCGGTGATGATGTACGGATTGTATTCCTGATTATCGGGAATCAGTATAATAATATTACCTTGGTGCTTTACGCGTTTTAAAGTCGCTTCGGTGTCACCATTTACAAGCACCGCGGCTATTTCACCGTCTTCTACTTCTGGTTGCTCTCTTATTAAGACGTTAGAACCATTTGGGACTGTCGGCTCCATTGAGCTGCCTTTCGCCTTAAGATAGAACAGTTCCCCCGAAGGGAGGTTCTCAGTGGATTCTTCTACATAACCCGAAATATTTTCTTGTGCGGTGATTGGATCGCCACAGGCAATCTCGCCAATAATAGGAATTCGAATGATTGACTTTACCAAAGAAATATTTGAATCATCGTTGAAGCCGAGAACTTCCTTAGGGTCTAACCCGAGAGCCTTTGAAAATGTGTCTATTTGGTCTAACGGGAATTGTCTACTTCTGTTTTCGTAACGAGAAATAGAAGACTTCGCAACGCCTGTTAAAGAAGCAAGCTCATTAATTGAAATGCCTTTACGCTTTCTAGCTTCAATAAGAATGTTCATAATTCCATCATTACTTCTCATTTTTACAACCTCCTTCCATGTCTATAATATACCATATGTTCCAAATGGGAACAATAGTTAATGTTCCCAAAAGAGAAACTTTTTAACTTTTTAGAGTAACTTAGTTGACAATCGGGAACAACCGCGATAAGATAGTTTTTGAAAGCGAGGTGATGGGCATGTCAATCAACTTAAAAAGAATTAAAGCAGAACGTGTCGCAAAAGGGTTTACGCAAGAACAAGTTGCAAACAAAATCGGAATGAACCGTTCTTCTTATATCAAAAGAGAAAACGGGAACGTTCCGTTCGGTGCTGACGAACTTGCAAAGGTTGCTGAAATACTAGGACACTATTCAGATATTCAGATTTTTTTTACTCTAAATGTTCCCGAACGGGAACAATTTATTTAAACGAGGAGGTGCGAGAATGAAAGATTTACAACTATTCAAATTCAACGGCAATCAAGTTCGAACAGTGTTAATTGAGAACGAACCATATTTTGTCGGTAAAGACGTAGCAGATATTCTAGGTTATGAGCGTTCAGACAACGCGATTAGAAATCGGGTCGATACAGAAGATAAGCTAACGCACCATATTAGTGCATCAGGTCAAAGGCGCAACATGTACATTATCAATGAATCAGGTCTATACAGCTTGATTCTATCCAGCAAGCTACCGGCTGCTAAAGAATTCAAACGATGGGTGACAAAAGAAGTTCTACCATCTATTCGAAAAAACGGCGCATATCTAACCATGGAAAAAGCGGAAGAAATCTTATTAAATCCAGATACGATCATAAATTTGGCACAACAAGTCAAAAATGAACGGCAAGGACGATTGATTGCTGAACAACGGGTTAATGAGCTAACACCTAAAGCAACATATTACGATACGGTACTGGCTAATGAAGCGCTCGTGTCAATTACAGTTATCGCAAAAGATTATGGTATGTCAGGCACCAAGATGAATATGTTGCTGCATGATTTGAAAGTCCAATACAAGCAAGGTAAAACATGGTTATTATATGCCAAATATCAACGCAATGGTTGGACGCAATCCGAAACGCGGATGGTTCAGCGCAAAGATGGCACAGAAAAAGCAGTCCTTAACACTAAATGGACACAAAAAGGCCGGTTAGGGTTGTATGAACTACTTAAATTGAACGGCGTATTACCAACTATTGAACAACAACAAACAGCTTAGGGAGGGCGAATATGGATAAAAACAAAACAGTGCCTTTCCCGCGAGTGAGTGATCAAGCTTTAAAGATGAAGATGCTAGTAACAATGGATGAAACTTTTGAAAATTGCTTGGTTGAGCCAATAAAAATAGCCCTATTCCCAGATAACTCTTTTGTGAGAGTTATCGAAAATAAGGCTGAGTACTTAATCAATACTGATTATATTATTACTTGCGTCCTTTAGCTTGGGAAAGTGCACTAGCAGCAATAGATTTTGTTGTTTTGCTAGTACGGCCATCTCTTAAGGCTTTAGATGCTTTAGAAGCAACCTTGCTTGAGGTTGCTTTACGACTTGAAGATTTTGCCATGGATCGTCCTCCTAAAAATAAGAATAGTGAATAGCTCAGTTGGTAGGTTGTCTATTCAATATCATTTTACACGATATACACGGGGAACGCAATGCGAACAACACAACATATAGGGGGGGATTCCGTTGTGGGAAATTATTAAGCACTACATGATGTTACAAGGAATGAATCAGGAACAGTTAGCTAAACGTATGAAAGTTCATTCTGGAGTAATATCGGATTTTAAATTAGGCCACATTAAAAAACCAAGCTTCGAGCTGATGTGTAAGTTTGCAGACGCACTGAATGTTAGTTTGGATGATTTTAGAAAGAAGGTGTAACCAATGTCAAGAGGTATCAGCCAATTAGACAAACCGCGCAAACCAGATTCGGAGTTCCCAATGTTAATGACTAAAGAGACATTAGGCGGCTATCTAGGCAGAGATGCCAGCATGGTTGATTGGCTTATTCTAAACACTGAATTAGGCCGGTCGGCGATGGAGTATCCGAGAAAACAAACGGTCTATAGCAAACTTGTGGTTAATAAATGGCTTGAAAAGGAGGGCTGGTAATGAACTGGGATATTTACAAACAACTGGCCGACCGCTGGTATGAAGGCTATAAACATAAGCTTACATCCAACAACAAAAGGAGCGAGATCATGGAAAAAGTATTTGTAACAGACGACGAATTAACTGTATTAAGGCTTTATCGCAGCTGTGATAAAGTGGGCTTCACTAAGCACCGTCTGAACAAGATTGAAGCGCAAGAGTTTGCTTCAATCCTAGGAAAGCCGGACTATACCAAATACGACGGCGCGGAGTGCTTTGGGCTATCAAAAGGCAAGATTGGCGTTGCTGCGTTCGTTAAGCAAGGAGGCGCGTAATGATTCAAATCGATTGTTTTGTTTTCTTACTATTACTTACCAGCGTCGCGGCTCTCTGCTACGGAGCTGGCAAAATTGGATTTAAAAATCTATGGGGGTTCGATGATGACAAGTCTAATAGTAACGTTATCAAGTTTATCGGTGGCCGGTATGTTAAGCCTAATCGAAAAGCGCAATAAAAAAGCCGACAGTGCTAGAGACACTGACGACCAGGTTAAATAGTTTTGACGAACTAATTTAACCTCATTGTACCACGGACTAAATTAAAAATGAAATGAGGATATTTATTATGGACAGAAATACAGAACTTTTACGAGCGGCGGAATGGAACGCGCCGGAACCACCAGAAGAAAAAGAACCAATTGAACCTGAAACCGTAGATGAAATTGAGGATAACAGATTTACCGTGACAACAGCATCAGAAGCTGACTGGGCACTTATGAAGCTCGGTGAGATTGAACGACTCGAAGCTCAAAATGAAGAGCTTGCTAACAATAACATAAAACCGTATCAAGATTGGCTAGATAAGCAGAACGCAAAGACGGCCGATAGTAAGAATTACTTCAATCAGTTATTAACAGACTACATCTTTGAAGAGAAGGCTAAGAACCCCAAGTTTAAGTTAGTGACGCCTAACGGAAAATTATCAACGCGTAAGCTTCAACCTAAGTGGGAATACAACGACGACGATCTTATCAAGTCGCTTAAATCTAATGATGAAACAGATTTTATCAAGTTGAAAGAATCAGTCGACAAAGCAAGCCTCAAAAAGGTTGCAAAAGTCAAAGACGGTAAAGTTTACTCGCCAAACGGTGTAGCTCTTGAAGGCGTAACGGTTAGCCCAGCAAGTGAAACGGCAGTTATCAAAACAGCGGAGGTTGAATAATGATGGAAGTAAAAAAGGCTAAACGTGAACAGATTAAAGTCCCAATCATGATTACTGGCGCTAGTGGTTCTGGCAAGACAGTGAGTGCGCTACTAATCGCCAAAGGAATTGTAGAAAAGAAGTTTCCTGATATGTCGGCAGAAGAGCAATGGGAAAAGATTGGACTAATCGACACAGAACATAAACGTGCGTTGCTTTATGCAGATACAACTGTTGCCAAAACGGAAATTGGTGAGTTCTTACACGTTGATTTCGAACCACCATTCACAGTTAATCGCTATATTGAAGCGTTTGAAGCTTTAAAAGAAGCCAGCGTAGAAGTTGTCATCGTTGATTCACTAACTCATGCGTGGAGCGGTGAAGGAGGTATTTTAGAGCAGGTTGAAACAATCCAAAAGGGCAACCCTAAAATGCAAATGATGGCGTGGAACAGAGTTAAGCCATTAGAAAAACAATTCTTAAATCTCGTTACTGGTAGCTCCGTTTATGTGATTGGTACCGCTAGAAGTAAACAAGCGTACGACATGAATAAAACTGACGGTAAGACCCAAGTCGTTAAGATGGGGCTTAAACCCGACCAAAAAGACAGCTTAGAATACGAATTTGCAATTTCAATCAGGATTGACCAAGACCATATTGCAGAAGCGACTAAAGACAACTCTAACTTGTTCGGTACACCTTTTGAAATCACACCAGAAGTTGGCCAAAAGATTTATGAATGGTCAAGTGAAGGTATTGACTTAGAGAAGGTTAAAAGAGAAACGATCCAAACAATCAACGACTTAAAAAGCTTAACGCCTGAACACGAAAAAATGTTTACAGAATTACATTCAAAAGTTAAGTCGGCACCCCTAGAAACATTACCTATTAAGCTGCTTGAACGAATGGTTGATTTATTGGGAAATATTGAAATCAAAGAAGACGAGCCTAAACCAGAAGAAGTATCTGAGGAAAATGATGGGCAATGATATTCGGCAAGCTCGGTAAGTACTCAAAACACAAATTAGAAATTGAAACAGATGATGAACTAGACATCTATAAGATTAGTAAGTACGCCAATGGCCGTCAGGTGTCCGTGAGCATCGAGATCGAAGACAGTAGACATATTAGCCCCGACCAACGTAAAAAGCTATACGCGTTGTTTGATGACTATGCCAATTGGACTGGTTATTCACCCGATGAGGCGGAGGCTTTACTAAATTATAGCTTTATTACCAAAGACGAAGCAAAACAGATTTTAAAGCGGGCGTTCATATTGAAATGTGGTTATAGCTATTTCAGCTTGTCTGATTGCTCAATGACCTACGCACAAGAGTTTATAACATGGATATTAGATTTATTCTTTGATAATGACATTCCATTTAAGACTAAGACTTGGGATATGATCCCGGTTGACTATCATCTCACTTTAAAATGCTTGCGCTACAAGAAGTGTGTTATTTGTGGAAAAACAGCACAATTCGCGCATGTTGACGGTGTGGGAATTGGAATGGATAGAACAAAAGTTGATCATAGAAAGAAATTTGTTTTGCCATTATGTTATGAACATCATCATGAGCAACATACAACGCACGGTGCTTGGCAGTTTGCTAGAAAGTATCATTTGAAACCGGTAAAACCAGATTTAGAAACATTGAGAATATTAAAGGTCAGAGGGGATTACGAAGATGAGGAGGAGTTAGATGGCACAACGAAGGATGTTCAGTAATCGTATTACTAACAGTGCTAGGTTTATCAAAATGCCATTGAGCAGCCAAGCGCTTTACTTTCATCTTGGATTGCACGCCGATGATGACGGTGTGGTAGAAGCATTTTCTATTATGCGCCAAACTGGGGCGGTTGAAGATGATTTGAGAATTCTTGTCGCGAAAGGGTTTGTCAGTGTTTTAAATGATGACTTAGTAACATATATTACTGACTGGAACGAGAATAACAAGATTCGAGCTGACAGAAAAGTCGATTCAATCTACAAAGATTTGCTCTTAAAAATCATGCCAACCGCTGAATTGAAACAGCCGAAACCCCGAGCTGACACGGGTAAAGTAGCTGGACGTCCAATGGACAACCAATGGACAGCACAGGTTAGGTTAGGTAAGGATAGGTTAGGTAAGGATAGTAAACCATTGTCGGGTAACCCCGACCCTATTCCCTACGACGAGATAATCAGCTACTTGAATCAAGTGACTGGGAAGACTTTTAAAAATGTTGAATCGCATAAGAAACTGATTAGAGCTAGATGGAACGAGAAGGCAACTCTAGACGACTTTAAGAAGGTTATCGATAACAAGTCTAGCGAGTGGCTAGGAACCGATATGGCGAAGTATTTACAGCCTAGCACGCTATTTGGCAATAAGTTCGATCAATATCTAAACCAAACTAAAACGGTTAAACAGAAAGGGGGCTCTTATGGCGGAATTGAATTCTAGCATCGGCACCAGCTTTAATCTGCTGAGGAAAGTAAAGGCATTGCCAGCATACTGCGAAATCCACACAGGTTGCCGTCTGGTGCAATTAGAAGGGCATGAACCTTTCTGCCCCGAGTGTGCCAAGAAAAGCATTGACGAGCGTAATAACAACGTTGTGCTTGAAGGGACGTGGCGTAATTATCGGAGAGCCTTTCACGGCGTATTGCAGTGTGATTCTATCTTTGACGATTTCGAGTTGAAGAAGGCAACTTTTGATAATTATGAAACTGATCCAAACACCGAGGCGGCCGGAAACTTGCTAAAAGCCAGACAGATTGCTGAGAAGTATCTAGACCGCGATTATAAGGCCAATACGATTATTACAGGTGTGCCGGGTGTCGGGAAGTCACATTTAGCTGTATCAATGCTAAAAGTCGTCAATGAAACGATACAGCCCGACGCTTCATGCTTGTTTGTATCAGTTAATGAACTAATGCGACTGATTAAAGCCTCGTTTGACTCCAAGGGGAGCGAATTTACCGAAGCCAGAATGGTTAAGCTGCTGGGTGGTGTTAACTTGCTAGTACTTGACGATTTAGGAAGCGAAGCCTCGTTTCAATCTAGCTCAAGAGAAGCAAGCGAGTGGGTTCAGCAAGTCCTGTTTGGTATTTTGAACAAACGCAATCGTACGATCATTACAACGAATTTAACAAGCGAGGAATTAGCAAAGATATACAATCCCAAGCTATTGAGCCGGATGTATAAGGGGATTGCTAAACAGAATGGGGTCATCAAGTTTACGAAGGCGACTCCAGATAAAAGGATGGTTATTTTCTAATGTGCAAATTATGTAACGGTAAGAAAATTATCTATGTGAACCAAGGGTTTGGGACGACGGTTAAACCCTGTCCGCAATGCAATGATAACTACAGAAAGGCGCAAGGCTATGAAACTAGTAATAAAAGGTGATCCAGTTCCAGCAGAACGGCCTAGATTTAATAACCGTGGTGGATTCGCTAGAGTATATGATCCCTTAAAAAGTCGAGATTACAAAGAGGAGATTAAGAAGCAAGCGTCTAAACAGCTTTCAAAAGATTATCAACCATTTAGCGGCGCAATAAAAGTTGATATATGCGTGTATAGAAAAATACAGAAATCGGTTAGCAAGAAAGAATATGCTAGAAGGCTCTCAAATGAGGTTAGACCGACAGTCAAACCCGACGCGGATAATTACATCAAAATCATTTTAGATGGCTTAAATGGGCTTGTATGGCTCGATGATAACCAAATAACAGACGTAGCAGCACATAAATATTATTCAGACAAACCGAGAGTGGAGGTTGAAGTACATGGATCATAACGATTTTACAGACGAACAACAGTTATTCTACGACAACTTAGATAAATCAGTGGGATTATCTGGTAACGACTTTGCTACGGGCTACAAAACATTGCTGGACATTATTTATTATCGCGTCAATAAAGAGTTGAGTAACGCATATGAAAACATGCCAGAAGAAGACAGACGAGCAGTCATTTCAGACTACTGCTTGCCATATTAGGGGGAATAGAAATGATTAACAGAGTAATTCTAATAGGACGATTGACAAAAGACCCAGAGCTTAAATATACGTCGTCAGGTGCAGCGGTTGGCTCGTTTAACTTAGCTGTTAACCGCCAGTTTACAAATGCCAATGGTGACCGTGAAGCGGACTTTATTAATTGTGTTATCTGGCGTAAATCAGCGGAAAACTTTGCTAACTTTACGCACAAAGGTTCATTGGTCGGGATTGACGGCCGACTTCAAACGAGAAATTACGAAAACAAACAAGGTCAACGCGTCTACGTGACTGAGGTTGTCGTTGATGATTTCTCGCTGTTAGAATCACGTGGGAACGATAAGGGAACGAATAAAGCGCCAATTAACGGCAAAAACACTGGAACAGGAACTAATCAAGGGAACGAAATGCCCAATAAGTCGCAAAGCGATCCGTTCGCTGGTAACGGGCGAGCGATTGATATTAATGATGATGATTTACCATTCTAGGAGGATTAAACAATGACATACGTGTTATTAGGCATGGAGACGCAATCTGTGCTGTATGAAGCTGATTATCGGTCGGAGGTTAACCAGCACCGTTTAAAGGCCAATCCGAGCGAACCTGTGGCGATTATCAATAAGCGTAATTTAGATAGAGCCTTGATGCCGACGACCACCGATGATCTAAAAGATAAATATTATGTACGCGATTATGCCGTGAAGCAACAGGATGAAACACTTGTACATTATCATGAACGGTTAGGTAAACAGCTTAGACAACTATTCAATAATGGCATGAATCGGCAAGAATGCTTAATCGAAATGGGCATTAGCAACTCGACGCTAAGCAACATTCAACACCAACAAGGCATTAAATTCAAGAGAAATACAAAGCGGATATCACCAGAAATGCGACGTCAACGGGTTAAAGATGTCACCGCCTGTATCGCTAGCGGGAAAACCGTGATTGAAACAGCAAAAATTACAGGTATCGCTGACAGCGCCATTTATCATATTGTTAAGGCACAGGGGCTAGAAATACAAGGCAGCAAAAGGGATAGAGTGGTGCCGGTCGGATTATCACGAAATGGTAAGGTGCTTAAATTCCGGTCAATGACAAAAGCTGCCAAGTTCCTAGCGGTTAGCGTTAGTCAATTCCAACATTATCGAGATTTCAACAAAGATATTAAAGGTTACAGCATTATTGAATTAACCCCTGAAGCATGATTATTAGGAGGATTAAGTGATGGAACATGAAAAAGTGAAGTTGCCAAAAGGAATTTGTGCGTATCTGGATAGGCTCTTGATAGAACATCCAGGATTCAAAGCTCAATACCCATTTGTTGCTGTAGGCGTTTTGAGAGAAAAGAGAAGTGAACCAAGTGCAGACGAGCTTCAAAATGAGCTTGCTGCGTACGTTAACTTAAAAGGCGACAACCAATGGAAACTAATCGACGCCCTGCGTTACGGATATGAGTCTGAACCGGAACCACTTTATTATGTGCGGTTTATTCAAAACAATAGCCACAGCTTTTTGAACTCATCCGAATCGGATGGTCTAGAAATTTCTGATAATGAAGAGACCGAATACATTAAAACTAAATTCACAATGCCAGAAATCCTAGCAATCGACCCACGTTATAAGGCATTTGCGGTGCCGGTTGAGGAGGTAGATGGGAATGACTGAATGTAAGTATTGCGATTGCGTTCTACCAGTCGGGCGGCACGTAGCTCTTGATTCATTTAGAACAGTCCGAATGGAATCAACCAAACAATTAGATGATCGGTTTGTTGATATTCTTATCGTCAAATGTGTTGGCTACGATCGCAATGAAGACTATCTGGAGATGGGCAAATATTATCTGGAAACAACTGATTCTGAAATGTATCAAGGATATACAGCAATCAATTACTGCCCGATGTGCGGCAGGAAGCTGGGTGATTAAGATGGCAGAAGAAGTATTAGACGCATGCTGGTTCAACGAAGATTAGGGGGTTAATGGGATGACTAAAAATAAGTTAGAAGATTTAAACAATCATTTGTTTGAACAGCTTGAGCGCTTGAATGATGATGATCTAACGGATGAAAAAATTAAATCAGAAGCAAAACGCGCGAGCGCGATGGCTGAAATTTCGGAACAGATTATTAAAAATGCCGGTTTAGTTTTAAAAGCAAAAGCTGAATATGACGTTGATGTGAATACATTGGTTGATAGTCAAGGTAAGCCTAGATTGGTCAAGGACAGACGCATTGGCTAAATTATTTAACGAAGAACAGGGACGCTTTATAAGGGACAACCTAGTTGGAGTTGGAAATGCAGATTTGGCGAATATGATTAATAAATTATATTGTCTTGAGATAACTCGAAATCAAATTAAATCGTATAAGAAAAATCACAAGTTAAGCAGCGGTTTAACTGGCCGTTTTGAACAAGGTCATGTGCCAGCTAACAAAGGCAAACATCAAGCAATTACAGGTAATATGGGAAAAACGATGTTTAAACACGGCCACAGGCCACACAACTATGATCCAATCGGCACTGAAAAAATTAAAACTGATGGGTATGTATGGATCAAGATTTCTAATACTGGTCAGTTTCACAAACGTTGGAAGCAGAAACATAGACTTATTTGGGAAAAAGAAAATGGGCCAATCCCGAAAGATCACCGGATATTGTTCGCCGATGGGAATAATCGCAATTTTGATTTAAACAATCTTGTTTTAGTTACGCAATCGGAAATGGCTAGATTAAATCAAGGCGGGTACATTTATCCCGATGCGGATATGACTAAAACGATGTTGAATGTCGTTAAAATCAGGAACAAAATTTTGAAAATAAACAAATAAAAAGACCGCGTTAGCAGTCGTCAGGAGGATTAACATGCGAGAGATTAAGTTTAGAGCGTGGGAGGTAGTAGGATGATTAAAAATTACAGAAAAACAACAACGATCCAAGCTGAACAGTTTGATGGGTCAGTTAGGATGATTAGAAAATATAGCATTGGAGTCCCTCGTGGTGCCTATGTTGAAGAATGGCCAATGAACACACTTATGACTCTAGAAGGCCCAATGGAATTAAATATTGGTGACTGGATTGTAACAGGTGTTAAAGGCGAGCATTGGGCGATTGCTGACGATGTATTTAAGGCTAGTTATGTGGAGGCTGACTAATGGACAACTACGAACAGCTCAAGGCTGATAACAAGCGGCTTAAGAAGCAGGTGGAACAGTTGTCTGTTTTCAACGCAGACTTAAAAAATGAACTGGAATTTGCGCAAGCAACAATTCAAAGATTGAAGGAGGCTAATCGTGAGACGATCAACATTTAAGTGTGTCGAAGGAATTCTAAGAGATTATCCTAAGATACCTAGTTATATTAAGCAGCGTGAGCAAGAATTAATGTACCCAGTTCAAACGCCAGATGAGAATATTGGCGGTGGTCGGGCTAGCACAATTACTAAACCACAAGAACAGATGATTATTACTCTGGATGAAGACCGACGATTAAACGCATTAAAGCGACAACGAAATTTGGTTGATGATACATTAGATGAATTCGGGAATGACACGGAAGTTATCATTAATGAGTTGTACTTCAAGAAAAGACAAGAGTACACGATTGAGGGGTTAATCGAGCAACGTAAAATATTTGTTGGCCGTAGTAAGGCATTTGAGCTTAAGACGAAGTTCATTGAAAATTTAGGAGCAAAGCTTGGCTTATATTAGTCGTGGATTATTTGCGGATTTTTAGCCCCTAAATACATGTTAAATTAGTATTATCAGATAATGCGAAGAAGGACAAATGAGATCCAGTAGCATATCTGTATCCTAGTAGCTTAAATGGTAGAGCGGCGCGGAAGTGCACCTGCGGCCACGATTCGGGTTCGAGTCCCGGCTAGGATATTGCACAAGCTGATAGGTTTAACGTTTATCAGATTTGTGTTAGCATTATCCTTGCTCCAAATATTTATATACGCATGAGACAGGTTGAATGCCTGTCTTTTTTAGTGTTTAATTGAAGTTGCGTATATAAATTAGATTTTTGGAGGAAGTATTATGGAAATATTTACGACTATAATATTGTTATTGATTTTAGGGGCTATTAGTACAGTTGGTTTTATGGTTAAAGATGCAGTGAAAATTCCTAGAAGTCTTATTGTTGAGAATAGTAAGGCGAAAAATGAAAAAGATATTCAGAGAGAAGCATACTTTAGAGAAATTAGCGGAAGTAAGCTGAATTCAACATTTGATGACTGGATTAGACTTGTAACTGAACTAGACAAGTTTGAAGAAAATTTTTCTGGTAAAAGTGGCGAGAAGAAACTAAATGATATGATAAAAAGCGCACTTATGTACGGCTCTGAAAGAACGGTACATATCGTTGCAATTATGATGCAAAGATTATATAAAAATGGATCATTAGAGAATTCCGTCAAAGTAGATTTTGGTAAAGAAAAAGATAACACTCTTGAGAACTTTGAATTAATGTTTTTTATTAGTTTTTTAATATGTAGTTTAAAATTTGATTTTTCAGGATACAGCATCGAACCTAAAGATATTATAAAGACAAAAATAAATGACTATGAAGATAATACAGATATCATAAATAAAGCTTATGATAACGTTAAATCAATGATTAATTAAGGGAGAATAAAAAATGTTAACGTTTGCGAGTGGCATTTTAATTTTATTGAAAATATTTGATGCGATTTCTATGCCATGGCTAATGGTTATATTAATTGAATTTATTCTTTTGCTTTTTTCAATAATTGAATTGATAGCTATTTATAAACTAATAAAAAAATACTTTATGTAAGGCAGCCTAGGCTGTCTTTTTTAGTCCCGAATATTTGTAGTACTGTAAGATTGAGTCTACAATTAAAGTAAGAAAGAAGGGATATCATGGTAGTTTATGTATTTGGGCTTCCTAGTCCCAAAGATGTTTATAAGCGCGCAAAGGATAAAATTCGGAAACAGAAGAAAGATAAAGAGAAGAAAGCAGAAGAAGGACCAGTTGCAACAACTGCTTAAGGTAATGAAGGACGTCAAATAGGCGTCCTTTTTTAATTAGGAGGGTATATGGATAAATCTTTAATTGAATTAATCCAAACTATATTAGACTCTGATTATTCACCAACTGTTAAATTAGCAGAAATACAACGTGTAATTGATGTGATGATGCATCACGAAAATCAATAAAGAGATATTTGAAAACTTTTTTAATAAAGTGAAATGCAATTACAATCATTAGGGAAGTAGCGACATAAACATGAAGTTGTGGTATATTCTGGTTAACGGAAGGTGATATAATGTCAAAGACTATTAATGAGCAAGTTTTCGAAATAATTGATGAAATGTATAATGATTTGGCCCACAAAGAAATTGATCAGCATATTAAGGATATTCTTTTAATTGCAGCAAAACATTTATCTACAGAAGATATGCCAGCTCAAGTGGTAGCAGCTAAAACCGTAAATGGAATTACAATTTGGACCATGAATGGTAAGAACTTATTGGGTGATGAAAACGCTGAACGAATCCGAAAATTGATGCGGATTGCTCGCTCCGAGGGATACAAATGGAATGCGACTGGCTTAGGTTCATTAGGCGTACAATTTTAAAAGAGTTTATCTTGAGACAGCTTAGGCTGTCTTTTTTAGTGCAACAAAAAACGACCACCATAAGGCAGTCGAAATTTGGAAGTATAATCCAATATGTGCCAGGTGTTTGGGGGTGCCTGACAGCTTCATTATAGGACAGTTAACGTTTACAATCAATGGCAGAACTAAATAAGTCATAGCCAATCGGTTATGGCTTTTTTTGTGCAAAAAATTAAGGTGGTGATTGTCGATTGTATTACATGAACCAAGGGAGTTACAAGAAAGAGCCTGATTGGCAATCTAAAGCCGATGCCAGGCTAGAGAAGTGGCTCAAGGATAAGAAGGAACGGGAACGACTTAAACGCGTTATGGATAAGCGGATAGCCGAAAATAAATAAGCAAACATTAAAAATTGGAGTGTGGTGGTTATGTGACAAAATTAAGCGTAAAACAACAGAAGTTTGCCGACTTATACATTGAGACTGGTAACGCTACTCAGTCAGCGATTGATGCGGGTTATGCGAAGAAGTCTGCTAGGTCAGTCGGGAGCGAAAACCTAACAAAACCTGACATCAAAGAATATATTGATAAACATATGACCGAGATGGCCGACAAGCGTATTATGAGCGCTCAGGACGCGTTAGAATTGCTTACTCGTATTGCTAACGGAGAAGAGAAAGAAACTAAAGTAGTAGCCACTCAGTTCGACGTGAGCGAGGTAGAAGTGCCTGCTGATTTAAAGACTAAAATTGCAGCGGTTAAGGAAATACTCAAACGTTATCCAACTGAAAACCCGCTTACTCAAGCACAGATTAGAAAGCTTGAAGCTGAGGCTGATATTAAGGAAGCTGAGGCTGCTGAGATTAAAGACGCAACTGAAAACGTTGGTGAGGTGATGATTGTTGACGACATACCAACAAATTAAACTAACGAGTATCGTTCAACCTCACTTCTTTTCGTTTTGGAATAGCAAAGCACCTTATTTAATCTTGAACGGCGGACGTGGTTCGTTTAAGTCATCGACTATTAGCGTTAAGCTGTTGGTTAAGTTTAAAAAGCATGTGCAACAAGGTGATAAGGTTAACGTGGTCATTGTTCGAGAAAATGCGGTTAACTTGCGAGATTCCGTCTATGGTCAAATCGTGTGGGCGATCAGCAAGCTTGGCATGATTCGTGAATTCAGGTACAGCGTGTCGCCTATGAAGATTGTCCATAAGCGAACGGGTAGTACATTCTACTTCTATGGTGGTGACAATCCCGAGCGGCTTAAATCGAATACGGTCGGCGACTTAATGGCGTTATGGTACGAAGAAGCTGCCAACTTTAAGAGTGCCGAAGTGTTTGACCAGACTAATCCGACGTTTATCCGGCAGAAAGCTGAATGCGTGGATCAAGTGCAAGTTATTTATTCATACAATCCGCCTAAGAATCCTTTCGATTGGGTTAATGAGTGGGTAGACGAGAAGATTGGCGACCCTGATTACTTTGTTGATAAATCAACCTATTTAGATGATGAGTTAGGTTTCACTACTAAACAGCAATTAGCGTTGATTGAAAGCTACAAAAAGAATGATTATGACTATTATCGTTGGCTTTACTTAGGTGAAGTAATCGGGTTAGGCAATAACGTTTATAACATGGCATTGTTCCATGAAATTGACGAGCTGCCAGATGATGATTACGTTGCTCAATTGGCTTATTCAATCGATGTCGGGCATCAGACAAGTGCCACAACGTGCTTGTGCATCGGCATTACTGGTAAAGGCAATGTGATTGTACTAGATACCTATTACTATTCGCCTGAAGGTAGAACGTACAAGAAGGCGCCTAGTGAGTTATCTAAGGACTTGCATGAGTTCATTAAAGAATCTGCAAGCGACTATCCAAACGCGCCTATAATCAAGCGTACCATCGATTCAGCCGAAGGCGGTTTGAGGAATCAATATTACAACGATTATGGTACTAGGTTACACGGCGTTAACAAGGCTATGAAGAAAGTGACGATGGTAGATTATCCGCAAGACCTGCTCGCACAAGGGCGGGTTTTTATTTTGCGAAAAAAAGAAAATGAAATCTTTATAGAGCAACATCAACAGTACCGCTGGGAAGACCAGAAAACAGGTAAGAAGAATCGCAATCCAGATGACCCGCAAGTTGTTAAAGAGAATGACCATACATGTGACGCGTTCCAGTATTTCTGTATGGACAACAAGCGACTATTAGGACTCAAAAAGTAGGTGATTGAATGTTTGACAGAATCAAAAATCTATTCAGGAAGGCAGGTGCAGAGCTAGGTATGGTAAATAGTTTAACGAAGATTGTAGACCACCCAAAAATTAACGTCGAGCAGTCAGAGTATGACAGAATTGCTAAATCATTGCAGTATTTCGAGGGCAAGTTCGACGATGTTAAATACTGCAACAGTGATCACGAGCTAAAAAAACGGCCTTACATGTCGATTAATATGATGAAAGTCGTCGCTAAGCGTATGGCGTCACTGCTTTATAATGAACAGTGTCGGATTATTGTTGGCAATGACGAAAAGTTCAAAGATGCTAATGAGTTTATTCAGCAAACATTTAGTGACAACGACTTCAACAAGAACTTTGAGCGCTATCTTGAGTCTGATTTAGCCTTGGGTGGATTGGTAATCCGGCCTTACTTTGATGTTGGCCAAAAAAAAATCAAGCTTTCATGGTGCCAGGCGCCGACTATTTATCCATTACGGAATAATACAAACGACGTGTCTGAAATCGCGATCGCTTCGGTTAATCAGACTATCGAAAATGACAAGGTTGTCTATTACACACTGTTAGAGTTCCACGAATGGGTTAATGGCAACTATCAAATCACTAATGAACTCTATCGCTCGGAAGATAAGTCAACTGTTGGCATTCAAGTTCCGTTAACAAGCTACGAACCATATTCAGGGCTTGAACCTGTAGCGACTTTAGAGAATATTACACGCCCGCAATTCGTCTATTTGAAACCGCAAGGGTTTAACAACCGCAATATTACCAGTCCTTTAGGCATTGGTGTTTGTGACAATGCTTTGTCGACTTTAAAGCAAATCAACGATACTTTTGACCAATTCAACTGGGAAATTAAGATGGGGCAACGTCGTGTTGCTGTTCCGGAAGACTTAACAAGCTTAGGCATTGATGAACGTGGCATTAAGCAACCTAAACAAGTGTTTGATTCGAGCCAGAACGTTTTCATTAAAATGCGTGGTGATTCAGAAGACGGCTTCAAGATTACTGACTTAACTAGCGAAATACGTTCACAGGCTTACATCGCAGCGTTAAACAACGCCTTACAAGTGCTAGAAATGCAAGTTGGTTTAACAACTGGCACGTTCTCGTTCGATGCTAAAGGCGGTTTGAAGACAGCTACCGAAGTTGTGAGTGAAAACAGCATGACTCAACAGACTCGCAGCAGTCAATTGACGATGATTGATCGCGCCATCAAAGAATTAATCATCAGCATTCTTGAACTCGCTAAGGCTTATGAAGCTTACAACGGTGACATTCCAACGATGGGCGACATTTCAGTTGATTTCGATGACGGCGTAGTCACCGACAAGCAACAACAACTAGACTTCTTTACGCAAGCTAAACAAGCAGGCTTTGCTTCAACTAAACTTGCTATTAAGAAAGTGTTCGGCTATACAGATGACCAAGCGGAAGATTTGATTAAAGAAATTAATGACGAAGTACCAAACGAACCAGCCGTGACAAACGTCCCCAGTTTTGAAGATGGTGATGAGTGATGAAACAGTTAGACATCTATTCTAGTCAGATTCAACGTGTTTATTTAGCTTTAGAAGATGAAATCATTAAGATACTGATTAAGCGGCTCAACACTAAAGGTTTAGATGGCGACAATTTCAACGTGTATAGTTGGCATTTAGACCGATTGAACCAACTAGGTGCTTTGAACGAAGAAACGGCTAAGTTGGTTTCTAAAGCGACTAAAATTAGCAAGCCTTTAATTGAAAAGATGATTAAGGGATCAGGTTATGACATTGCAGAAGCGACTTCTAAGACTTTGAGCAATGGATTGGGCGTTGATAAGAAGCCGGTCAGCTCTAATGTCGATATGATTCTACGTAACATGCTAAAGCAGACGTTCCTAGACTTAGACAACTACGTCAATCAGACGCTTATTACGACTAATACAGGCCAAGGAGTTGTTTCTAAGGCTTATCAGTCCATCTTAGAGAATATGGTGGCTAATGTTACCACAGGAACGACAACGGCTAAACAGGCGCTTAATAAGGCTATGTATAAGTTGGTGGATAGTGGTTTGGAATCTGGTTTGATTGACAAAGGCGGGCATCATTGGAGCGTTGAGGCGTATACACGCACCGTTTTAGATTCAACAAAGTATCGCGTTATGAATGAGACCAGAATGGAGCAGGCACACGAATATGACGTTCATACGTTCGTTATGAGTAGCCATCCAGCAAGTCGCGCAGCTTGTGCACCTATTCAAGGCAAAGTGGTTAATGATGTCCCTACTAGCAGTCCTAAATACGATTCACGTTACCCGTCAATCTACGACCACGGATACGGAGAACCAGCTGGTTGTTTCGGCATTAATTGTCATCACATGAAATATCCATTTATTCCAGGCGTTAATACTAACCATCAAAAGCAATATGATCCGATTGAAGCACAAGAAAACGGAAAGATACAACAAAAACAGCGCCAACTTGAACGTGCAATCCGTAATAGCAAGCGTAAGTTGAACACCGCTAACGAATTGGGCGACCGAGAAGGCGCTGAACGATTTAAATTATTAATTAGAAAGCAGCAAGGGGCGTTACGTCAGTTTATTGGTGATAACGAGTTCTTACACCGTGATTATTCAAGGGAAAAAGTAGTCAAATAAACATTCGACCTAGATACGTCGTTAAAAGGTCTATTTTTTATGCAAACTTTCGTGTCGCGTGGCACGTTAAAAATCAACGTAGGAGGTATTTGCATGAAACGCGAGGAATTAAAAGCACTAGGGTTGGAAGATTCAGCAATTGATAAGGTTATGGCTTTGCATGGTCAAACAGTTAACGGATTGAATGCTCAAATTAATACTTTGAACACTGAAAAGGAAACGTTGACCGAACAAGTTAGTCAATCAGCCAAGCAATTAGAAGATTTAAGCAAGGACAACGCAGATAACGCCGAGTTACAAGCTCAAATTAAACAGTTGCAAGACGATAAAGCTCAATTGGAATCTGACAGCCAAACTAAGTTGGTTGAAGTTCAAACGAATTATGCAATTGAATCAGCTTTAAAGGACGCGGGCGCTCGCGATGTCAAAGCTGTATTGCCGTTTATCGACAAAGACACTATTAAGTTAGCAGACGGTAAGGTAACAGGCTTAGACGAACAATTAAAGACAGTTCAAGCGGATAAGGATTTCTTATTTCAACCAACAGAACCAGAAGCACCAAAACCAGCGATTGTCACAGGGAATAATGCTAATCCCGCCGATAATACGCCGAGTGATCCATTTGCTGCAAAAGTAGCGCAATACAATTAAAGGGAGGCCATAACATGGCAGGAGAAAATAATAATCAAGCAGTACGTTCTTATCAACCACAATTTAAAGAATTACTACAAGCGGTGTTCCACAAACAAGCTTATTTCGGGGAATTTTTCGGTGGTCAATTACAAGCTTTAGACGGCATTACTCATAACCAAAAAGCTTTCACCGTAAAAACTAGCGATATTCCGGTTGTTGTCGGTGCAGAATACAACAAAGGTAAAGATGTAGCATTTGGCACAGGAACAGCCAATTCAAGCCGATTTGGCGAACGTACAGAAGTGATCTACAGCGACACGGACGTAAACTATGCATGGGAATGGGTGCTTCATGAAGGTATCGACCGTCACACCGTTAACGCTGATTTCAACGGAGCAGTTGCAGACCGTTTAGACTTACAAGCGCAAGCTAAAGTTCAAATGTTCGATGATCACGGTGGACAATTCATTTCTAGCATTGCAAGCGAAACTAAGACAGTTACCGATTTAACAGCTGACAATATTACTAAGTTATTCAATGATTTAGCAACAGCTTACGTCAATATGGAAGCCGTAGGACAAAAAATGGCATGGGTTAACCCAGCACTTTACAATGCTTTAGTTGACCACCCATTGACAACCACTTCTAAATCATCAACTGCAAATATTGACGAGAACGGTATTTTGAACTTCAAAGGATTCCGCATTAAAGAAGTGCCAGAAGCTAAGTTCCAAAAAGGTGAAATTGCTTATACTTCAATCATTGGCGTGGGTCGTCAATTCACCGGTATTGATACAGCGCGGACAATTGAAGCCATCGACTTTGACGGCGTAGCATTACAAGGTGCAGGTAAAGCAGGTGAATTCATCTTACCAGCTAATAAAAAGGCTGTTATCAAGGTTACTACTGGTACAGCGTCAAAATAACAGCCCCAACGTTGTCAATAGCACCAACAGCAGACGGGGCAACTATCACAGGAAAGTAGGGGATTAAATGGCAGCAGAAGACCGCTCTAATCAGACACTTAAAATCTATGACAAAACCGGAAAACTAATTGTTACCGGTGAAAAAGGCAAAGGTACTGCGACTATTACTGGCTTAGCAGCTGGGACTAAAGTTGCAGTTGGTGACTATAAAGCTTCATTTAGCGATGGAACGAACGAATCGGATAAAGTGGACGTTCCAGCATTTAACGTATTGCCTGCAGAAGGGTAGTGGCTTTAATGCTGACTTATGACGAATTCAAGAAGCTGGGGTTCAAGCTTGATGAAACCAAGTTCAATGAACTATTCCCGTTTGCGGAGATCCAATTAAACATTAAAGTACGGCGTTACTACGAGTTTCACGATTTGGAAAGCGACTTGGAGTTCAGAAAGAAAGCTTACAAGCGTGCAATTGCTTTCCAGATTCTTTACATGTACAAGCAAGGCGTTTCAACAGCTGATGATGTGGCCAACAAGCCGACTTCTGTATCGCAATCTATCGGGGGTACAAGTGTTTCTAAGTCGTTCGGGTCTAATAGTTCGAGTGGCGGTTCAAATAACGCAGAAACAAGCGCTGTTAGTTTAGAAGCACTTAATCAGCTAAGCGGCACTGGCTTGTTAAGTCGAGGTATCTACTATGAATGAACTAATCGATGCGAGCTGGCTAGTTGATTCTATTACGATTGCTAAGGCTATTGAAGACGATTGGCAAAACACCACTTATCCAGACCCGATTACGCTTGACAACGTGCGTGTCGACTTAACTAAACAATATACTGGCACAGGAAATAATCGTGAGATCGTAGCTAATGCAACGGTTTTTTTGTTTGCCCGATTTACTGGTAATTATTTTGCCCCCGATGATGATTGGCTTAAATCTAAGGTGGTTTACAACGGTCGCGAGTATTTGGTTACCGATTACGTTGTTAACCACGAAGTCGAAACTAACAAGCCGTACAGCGTCGAATTGAAGGTGATTTAATGGGCGATATTAAAGTTAAAGTTGATTTGAGCGGTGTCACCAAGAAGTTATCAGCTGCTAATTTCAAACTTGGGCAATTTGCACTAGCCAATCAGGTTATAGCCGATTCAAATAAGTTTGTTCCCAAACGTGAGAATAGGTTGCGTAATTCGGCACACGTCGATAGCGGGGGGCAGTCCGTTGTCTGGAACAGCCCTTATGCTAAGCGTCAGTACTATGGTGTTGGCATTCATAACTACACAACGCCCGGAACTGGGCCACGTTGGGACATGAAAGCTAAAGGTATTTACCTAAACAGTTGGGTAGATGCTTTTAAGAAAGGGGCTAAGTTGTAATGGACTTTATTGAACGATTGAAAGACAACATCAATAGTCTGCCAGATTTGCCGATGAAGTTAACCCTCGGCTATTTAACGGCTAAGGACAGCTTAGTCCTTTATGCTTTGCCGGGCGGACAGGTCAATCAAGAGTATTACGACGGCGTTAAAGATCAGACGTTAAACTATGAGGTTGGTATCAAGACCAAGGATCAGCAGAAGGCTAATGCGACCTTATGGCAGATTCAAACGCATTTAGAACAGATTGAAGAATTAATCAGCAACGATTCAAGTTTTCAATTTCAAAAATTAAGAGTAAGCAACAAGCCTTTTTTGTCGGACCAAGACGAACAAGGTTTTTTTATTTACCTGCTTGATGTTCAGGCAGATTTAACAACATTTAAAAAATAGGAGTGATTACATGCGTCAAAAAAATGCAAAGCGTCGGCACTTTGTCGCACCTTGGACAAGTGATGATAAGAAACCAGCAGAAGAAGACTACTTACCATTAGCCAAATGGATCCCAACAATTGAAGATGATTCTGACGAAGATACGGACGATTATGGCGATTATGCAGGTGATGGTGCAAACCGAACAATCATTAATGGTCGTTCTGAAAAGTGGAACTTTGAAGGCACTTATGATCCAGAAGATAAAGCCCAAAAGCTTATCGCCGATATGAAGCGGGTTACTACCGACGACGGCCGGAAATTATGGCACAAGATTATCGAAACGAACGGGACAACGGTTGAAGGCGTTGCGGCTGCGATGGAAATTAAGGCCGGTTCTGGTGATGCTACAGATTATGAAGAATTTTCAGGTCATTTAGATTATGTCCGGACACCTGAAGTGACACCGTCAGTGTCAAAATAACAGCCCTAGAAGCCGTGGCAGTCACAGGTACCAAAGATGGCGGTAACGTCACAGCTCAATAGGGGCTTAATCATTTTAGAGCCCTGGCACTATGCCGGGGCTTTATTTTTTTAGACAAAATTAACGGAGGTTTTTAATTATGGTATTGAAATTTCAACAAGAAGTAGACGGTATTCCGCTAGAAGTGGCGGTTAAGCAATTGGATGGTACAAATAAGATTGTTTCTTTATTTATTTCAACGGACGCGGAATCAATTGCTGATTTGATGGAAAAAGCAGATTCAATCAAGGCTAAAGCAGAAGAATTGAAGGTTAAATATCCCGCTTTAAATAAGCCGATTGATGACGAAGATGTTGAAGGATTCCGAGAAGTCGTTAAGGGCGCCACAGAGCTAGTCAAAGCTAATTACGATGAATTGTTCGGCAAAGGGGCATACGATGAGTTATCAGAAGCCGGATTAGGGTTATTGAAGCTAATCCCATTGTTAACTGATTTAACGGACGGATTGACCGAAGAATTAGAAAGCAAATTTGCCGAAAATCAAAAGAAATCTGATAAGCGTAAGGCTGATTTATTAATCAAAAACAAAAAGAAACAAAAATAGAGGTGGTTAAATGTTCAAATTGAATGACCCCTTAGATGATCGTGTGACAATTGATGGCGAAGAACGCCCAATTTATATGGCCTTCGATAACGTCATGAACGCCCTAGAGACGTTCGACGACCAAGAGTTAAGCGAAGCTGATAGATTGTATATCTTCTTGGGCATCATGCTCCACGACTATGACCAAGAGCTAATTAGCACCCTTGATTTCGAGACACAAGTAGATGTGGGTAAGCAGATAATCGACCAGATTAACAGTGAGCCAATCGAAAACCAACCAGTTGACCTTGAGGGCAATCCAATGCCTCAACCCAAAAGAGATGGCGAACAGCTAGTCTCTTTTTTGTTTGATGCCAAATACATCTATGCAGCGTTTATGCAAGCCTATGGCATCGATTTAATCGAGCAGCAAGGTTCGCTTCATTGGTCGAAGTTTTCGGCGCTACTCAATGCATTGCCCGATAACACGCTAATGCGTCAGATTATTGACATTCGTAAAACTGATTTGAGCGAAATCAAGGACAAAGACGAAAAGAAGCGGATTAAAAAGCTCAAACAACAATTCAGCTTAGGAAACAAAGCCAATGAGGAAGGAGGGGATATGTATGGCTGATGGGACAGTTAAAATCACGATTGAAGCAGACGGCAATAAGGCGATTAAATCAGCCAAGGACTTAGATAATGTTTTCGGGCAACTCGGCAAGGGTGGCAAAACGAACGGCTTAACTGGCGACTTAGATGGTGTCGCCAAGCATTCCGGCACGGCTAAAGTCGGCGTCATGGAGTTAGCCACCTCAATTGGATTAGTGAAAGTTGCTAGTGCTGCATTCAGTTTTGTGACAAGCGGACTTGGTGAGATTGTTAAAGGCTTGAATGAGTCTAGCGCAACATGGCAGACGTTTGAAGGTAATATGAAGGGCTTTGGTAAGTCTAGCGCTGAGATTGCTAAGGTTAAAAAGGAATTGCAAAGTTACGCCCAAGCAACTATTTATTCCGCGTCAGACATGGCTTCAACATACGCTCAATTATCCGCGGTCGGAACTAAGAACACGACGAAACTCGTTGAAGGGTTCGGGGGCTTAGCAGCTGCCGCAGAAGACCCACAACAAGCTATGAAATCATTGAGCCAACAAGCGACGCAAATGGCAGCCAAACCGCAAGTTGCCTGGGAAGACTTCAAGATTATGCTCGAGCAAACTCCGGCTGGTATGTCAGCCGTCGCTAAAGAAATGGGTATGAGTTTAACTGATTTGGTTAAGAAAATTCAAGACGGATCAGTTAAAACGGACGACTTCTTTAACGCGATTGCGAAGGCTGGTACTAATGATACATTCGGAAAAATGGCTACGCAATACAAGACTGTTGGTGAAGCGATGGACGGGTTAGTCGAAACGTTGACTAACAAGTTGCAACCAGCATTCGATTCGGCTTCAAAAGTTGTAATTGGTTGGGTCAGCTCTTTTACAGACGCAATCGATTCGATTAATTTTGGCGCTATTGGAAAAGGTTTTTCGACTGTATTTACACCGATGATAGCAGTGTTAAAAGTGATTGCACCAGCATTAAAGGTCGCAGCTGCTGGATTAGCCAGCTTCATTGCAGTGGCTGGCACTATGGCGGGTATCGCCAAAGTAATAAGTGGCGTTACTCAAGCGTTTAATATACTCAAACTTGCTTTATTGGCGAATCCCTTCGCTCTCTTTGTTGCAGGATTAGTCATGGTTGGAGTTGCGCTCGTTCAAGTTTATAAGAAGAGCGAAACATTTAGAAACTTCGTTGACAAGCTAGTTGGGACAGTAAAAAGTGCTTTGCCGAGCTTTGATTCGTTTAAAAAGGCATTTTCTGGAATCGGTCAAGTTCTTGGCGGTGGATTGACAAGTATTATCGCTAAAGTTAGTGATGTGATTAAAAGCTTTGCAGATAACTTCAAACAGTTTAAAATCCCTCCGGAAATATTTAATCTAAAATTATTAATTCCGATTCTAGGGGCATTGTTCAGCCCAATAGGCATGGTTGTTGGCGCTTTGAAATTATTATCCTTGGTTCTGGGTAACGGTATGATTCAAAGCGGGATTACTTCAATGATTGCGGGGTTTGCAACATTTAGTAGTACGATTGCTGCTTCGGCTCCTCAAATAGGCCAAAGCGTCGGTACACTATTAGGTGGCATCTTAACCGCGATTGCCACAGCATTGCCACAAATCATTTCAGGCGGACTTATGGTCGTCGCGGGATTAATTAGCGGGATTGCCCAAGGGATACCTTCTTTAACGGGTGCGGCCATTCAATTGATTGGTGCGTTTACGTTGGCGATTGTCACGTTGATTCCCACGGTAACAGCGTCAGCATTATCTATTGTGACAGCCTTTACTGGTGCAATGGTAGCGGCTTTACCAATTCTTATTGCAAGTGGTGCATCTATTTTAATCGCGTTCATACAGGGCCTTACGTCTCAATTGCCTGGGATTGTCGTGGCTGTTGGACAAGTGATAGTCACGTTTTTAACAGCACTAACCGGACAGCTTCCAGGCATCTTAAATGCAGGCATTAATTTATTACTTACGTTCATTAATGGGATTACAAGCCGGATTCCGGATATTGTCCCGGCCGTTATTAATATGATTGTGACATTTTTAAATTCTGTAACAACTAACTTACCGCGCATTCTAAACGCAGGGATTAATCTATTAATTGCGTTCTTGAACGGGATTGCTAGAAAAGTGCCATCGATGATTGGCGCGGCAGTTAATGTGATTGTAGCGTTTATTAATGGGATTGCAGCAAACCTTGGTAGAATCATTAACGCTGCTATGAACCTAGTAGATGCAATGGTAGAAGGTGTGATATCAGCTCAAAATAGATTGTTTAGTGCCGCTGAGCGATTGATGAGAGGGTTTGCCGATAACATTCGAAAACATAAAGGTACTATGCGCTCTGCCGCACTTGATTTACTGGACGCTTTAGTTCGCGTTTTTGTGCCAGATTCGCTTGTAGATGCGGGCGAGGCGATTATTAATGGTTTCATTAAAGGTATGAAACGCGTATGGGAGGCTGGTAAAAAGTTCGTTGGCGGCATCGCAACATGGATTAAAGACCACAAAGGCCCAATCAGCCACGACAAGAAGCTTCTTATCCCAGCCGGTAAAGCTATCATCGGCGGTTTAAATGACGGCTTAGTTAACAGCTTCGGCAAGGTTAAGAGTTCAATCGCTTCAATTACAGAAGGTATCGCCAATTCAGCCGTTATCACTATGCCGGCAATCGAAGATTCAGCATTCAATAAGTCGTTAAAACGGATTAACAATACGCTTAACAGCAATCGATTATCCGCGGGCCTTAGCTTTGCTGGCATAACAGCAGAGAGTGCTTCAGGCATTGGACGTGGCGTAGCACCAACTAACTCAGTTGTTAACAATTACAGCAATACGGCAACGACAACGGTTCAGACAGCTAAAGAGTCAAATAATAAGGTGTTAGAAGCATTGAATAAGATTGCTAATAATAGACCGGTAGCGGTCGTCGACGGTTCAAGTTTTGCACCAGCTTACGAACCATATGGATCAACAGAAACGGCTCGTCGTAGCCAAATGAAAGGTAGGGGATTGGCAGTTGACAGCAAATTCTAAATACGGGATTGAATTCAATGGATTACGATCGGACAGCTTGGGTTTGACGGTCATCAATCCAAAAGAAATCGGCTTCCCGTCAAAAAATAAAATTATCCAAGACCTACCTTTCAGCAATACAATTCTGGATTTATCAGAAATGTATGGTGGTCAAAGTTATGGTGAGCGTAAACTCAAGTTTACGTTTCTAATCATTGAAAGTGACCGCTTTGACAAAGACGCTCTTTATACCCAGTGGACGAAGACAGTCAACTGGCTTATGGGCGCTAATCACAAGGTTAAGTTAAAAGATGACGTCATGAGTGAGTATTATTACTTAGGCGAGGTTCAAGAGGCACCTTCATGGGACGAGTACGTCCGGCACGGTAAGTTTACGGTTGAGTTCATATGCTACCCATTCCGAATTCACGGACTAGCCGAAGGTAACGATGTCTGGGACACGTTTAACTTTGAATTAGACATCGCTCAGATTACCGATTACACAATCGTAGGCAGTCGAACGGTAACGCTCTATAACGTTGGGCAGAACCAAGTTAACCCACAGATTGTGGCAACCGAACCGTTTGAAATCACGGTCGGTAATCAGAAATACACAATCCCAGCCGGTACGATTGAAAGCCCTGATTTTGTCTTGAACCAAGGCGAAACAACCATGACAATCAAGGGTAATGGCAAGATAAGTTTTAACTGGCATAAGGAGTTGATTTAATATGTATCGGGTAACGGTTCGACAAGGTTGGGACGGCGAGGAGACGACTATTCATTCAGAAAACATGAATAGTGTCAAATTGCTATCTGCCAAGATAACTAAAGATGTTGATTCGATTGATTCTTTCGCCTTCAATATCAGTCCTAAATCGTCACAGTACAATGCTTTTAAATACCGAACAACATTCGTTAAGGTTACCAACACAAAACTCAATAAGGTATTGTTTGAAGGCCAAGTTTTGCCGACAACAGATTCAATGGATAGCAGCGGCCTTTTCAACAAAACAGTCACATGCGAAGGGTTGACGGCTTTCTTGCACGATTCTATCCAAGATTATTACGCGCTGTCTAACAATGACTTAAAAGCTTTCTTAGGACATATGATTGACGTTCATAATCGCCAAGTTGATTCTTACAAGCGTATCAAATTAGGGCAGGTAACCGTTACTAGTCCATCTGACAACGTCTATAAGTCAATTGATGATTCAAAGACTACGTATGACACAATCAAAGAAAAGTTAATCGATAAGTATGGCGGCGAGATTCGTTTAAGGCATGAGCCAGATGGGCTTTATCTAGACTATATGCCAGAGATTGCAACGTTAAGCGGTCAAAACATTCGTTTAGCAAGCAACTTGCTATCTTTGAAACGAGCTGTTGATCCAAGCGAGGCGTATTCGGTAATTAAACCATTGGGCGCTAGAACCGAGTCGGAGAACAAAACTGGTGATTCTGAAATATCGCAACCAAGATTGACGATTGAGTCTGTCAATAACGGTAGCTCTGTTCTATCATCGCAATCGATGATTCAGAAAATCGGTTACGTTGTTCATGCGGAGGTTTGGGACGATGTTAAAGTCGCTTCAATCCTAAAATCAAAAGGGCAAGCCATGCTGGACAGTCAACGGCTGATCAAAGAGCAGTTCCAAGTGAGCGCGGTTGACCTCAGTCTTTTAACAGATAGAACGGTTGACAGCTTTGAATGCGGTAATTATCACCAAACAATTAACCCTTTAATGGGGATTGATGAACGGTTGCGGATTGTTGGTCAGTCATTGGACTTATGCGAACCGCTCAACTCGACGTTATCAATCGGGGATAAGTTATTGGGCCAAGCTGATTACGAAGCACTTATCAAAAAGCAAGGCGAAGCGATTGACGAAATTAAGAGTCGAGTGGCTGCGCAGACGGCTAAGATTGTGACAATTAGCAATGAATTAGGTGAGATCGGAAGTATCAAAGAGGCTCAATCTACTCAAGATGAGTTAATTAAAGAACTTCAGGAAAGAGTACAGAAACTTCAAGAGCAAACAGTTGGAGATCAATACTACGAAGGTTCTATTATTGATGTTTCAGAGTTTCAAGGAAGTATTAATTGGTCTCAGGTTGTAAGTAGTGGATTAGCGTTATCTGTTATCCGTGTACAAGACGGTAGTTCACACATAGATGGAACATATGCAGCTAATATTCCTAATGCTATTTCTGCCGGTGCTAATTATGCAGTATATGCGTATTTCGCAGCAACCGATCCATCTGATGCAGCTGTGGAAGCTAATGACTTCTATAATCGTACTAAGGCAGTGGTTGGGTCGTCTAAAGAACCTCGCTTCTGGATGATTGATGTCGAAGCAGATTCAACTAGTGGAACGTTATCTTCCTCTGTCGCAGCATATATGAATAAACTTAATAGTTTGGGCATTCCAGACTCTAAGATTGTAATATATGTAAGCAACGCTTTGTATCGGTCGATAGATACCACAAGGACGATGATATGGATGCCTAGTTATGGTGTTAATGATGGAACAATTTCTAACTCTACCAAGCCTAAGTACCCATACGACTTGTGGCAATACACGTCTAAGGGAGTTGTTGACGGCATTACTGAAAACACAGTTGATATGAGCACCGACCCAAGTGATAGATTCAAGAAATCATATTTAGTAAAGGGGTAACAAGAAATGAGTATAAAGACTAACGAAAATACAGATTTACTAAGAGGTGATATATATGACTAAAGCACCACAAAGAGCAGATTATAAGGACACGTTGCCCAATAACTTTCCGTATGATTACGACTATGATGCCGTAAATCCTAAAATCAAGCTCAGAACCAAACGAGTGCGTGAAGCAATGAGTGGCGCGGATGTTCGAGGTGCACTTGCTCAAGGCGTCGAGATTGCCGGAATTACGGCCGATGAAGCCAAAGGAGTGGCGGCAAACGCTAATTCGAAATCAATTGACACACAGAACCGGCTTAATGACCAGCTTGCTGCTGCTACAGAAGGTGATAATTCTCTGAAAGAAGTGGTCGATGCTAGACGACCTGCTGGTGCGGCGAACGCATACAAAACAATTGGAAATCGAATGGACGAAATGCCAACAGGTAAAGAGATTAATGAACTTAAAAATAATTTACAGAATCTCGTTTTAGTCGACCGTCACCGGCTAACATATAAAAGCGCAGCGGTTGGCTTGACACCACACGCAGGAGCACGGGTACCGACAGCCGATTTTGAATTTAAGCATCTGGCAAATATGGGGTTGTCGGCTACTTTTGTTGTCATGCTAAACGTGGCTGACAAAAACGACCCAGATGTTCAGATGCCTGATGATACAATTATTTCAAAAGCGATTAGCGAGGCTACTGCAGCAGGAGTATCAGTAGCGATGATTAAACCTCACATCGGAGTTTCATTTATGGATTGGCTAGACAGAGGAACATATGAGCCGCGAGACTGGTCTGCTTTTTGGACAAATTGGCGGAAAATAATGCTTCACTATGCTGGGATTTGTGATGCAAATAGAATACCAATCCTGTGTTTAGGCACCGAACAGTATAAGTGCACTGATGAGTCGATGATTGAGCAATGGGGTGCTCTAACGGCAGCAATCAGACTTCAATATCCAAATTTAAAGTTGACTTATGCTGCTCTCGGTGAAGAATACTTCGATGAAAAGCATGGTCAAATCGCTCAATATCTTGATTTCATGGGAGCGAATTTTTATCCAAGCTACACTTACAAAATGGTTCAACCTGGTAATGCTGGTGGAATTACAATAGATGAATTATCAAGGATTTTTTATACCGGCCATACAGGTTATCACGAAATGGTTGATTTTTATAAGAAAAAATATAATGTGCCAACTTTTGTCACCGAAACCGGTGTCATGCCAACGGATGATGGGCTAGCGCATTTGGTCACAGACAATAACTTTCCACAAGCCAGTGACCCAACTCAACAGACCGGCAGATTTGAAACACCAGCCTTAGCGATGGAAGCTTTTTTTAATGGGCTTGCACAGAACCCTAATATTATCGGATTTAACTGGTGGGGGGTAGGTTATCCATTTCATTTCTTTAATGAGCTTGGTGATTCGGTTGCTGAAGATGTAATGAAAAAATATGTGAAAGGCGGGCTTGTATAATGGCAGAAAACAGCAGTTTAATTCCTAGACAATATGAAAACGGGCACGGTGACCCACACAGACAATATAATCAGTTTTTGAGTTACAAAACTGCTTCAGGAGCCTTAGCTGGGAAATGGTGTGATATGGCGACAATAAAAATTGACAATAACATAAGTTCTATTAACTCTGATGGCAAAACTGTGAATCAAATTAGTGACAGAAATCGTGAAATAAGTTATCTGGGTTTATCTTTTGATGTCACTAAAGGTGCGTATGGTGGGATGAAAGAATTTGGAAACATTTCGTTAACAATGAATATTGACGATAAAGAAAACCTCGTTGTTGAACTTGACCAACACTTTATTCATAGCCAAAATCATTCATCAAGTTATGTTTCACAATATGAATTTAAAATTTTTTATAAAAAAATCGCTGCAAAAGTAGCTGGTGACAATACGACGGCGACACAATTTGAAGCCCATTTATTAGCTAGAATGCCAGGTTATTACGCACCGCTATATATATATCCAAGAATTTTTGAGCATTTCGAAACTGGTTCGCTATTCACTGCATTAGGAAATAACAATTACTCGGCAAAAGAGCAACTAGATTATTTGTTCGCAGATTTGCCTTCTAAAGCCTTCATTGACGAAGCCAGTCTTAACTCTCAATTTTCGGGTTTTTACTCAGTTAGTTCTAAGGATGTTAAGCGTGATGAGACAGTTCTAAACGTAGACGATGTTACCGCTATTAATCTCACAGAAAATACTAAAATGATTGCTATGTCAGGAAGTACAACTTTAACTACAATTGTGCCGTTTTCACAATCGTCAAATGGGTTCACGGGTTGCGAGATTAAACTTCTATATATCGGTTCGAGTGGCACAATAAAAAGTGGTGGGACATTTAATTATAGTGTTCCTGAAAACGGAATTTTCACAGGAAACAAGGATATTAATTTAAAAAATGGCAGAATTTACAAGTTTTTACGATATGGCACCACTTGGTTTTTAGAAGATGCGGGATTGGAGGAATAGAAATGAGAATTGCAGTTAATAAAGCAGATGAGATTTATTTATTTGATAAGAACGATGTTTTGACACCAGCAATTGAGATTGATGAATCAATCTTACCTGACGACTTTTTCTCGGCTTTTGCACCAGGCTATTATCTTTATCAAGATGATAAAGTTATTAAAAACCCAGATTTTGTTAAGCCTGATAGTCCCTCTATCGAGCCGGCAAACGGGAATAATTCATTGGCATCACAGGCAGCAGTCCTGGCTACTATCCAGCAAATGCTAATGTATCAGGCGGCTGATATAGCCAAATTAAAACAGGGGGTTGCTAAAGTATGATGACAGTTTATGAGCAGTGTAAGATTTTTAAGAGCTGGGGTCAAACAGACCCGAATTATTATAAGGTATTCGTTGGCTACGGCTTAACGGTTGAGAAATATAAAGAGATTACCGGCGTTGATTACGCCGCGTAAAGGCGTTTTTTAGCAGCACTAAGTTAGGATTAATCAATCACTCAAGAACAATATGAACAAATTGTAGCGGCTAAACAATAGTCGCTTTTTATTTGGCTGGAGGGAGGAACGATCTTGCATGGATTGGGAGGATTAACGTGGGGTGAATGGGCTTCACTGATTGCGATTATTACTTTTATTGCAGGCTTAATCAGCCTGCTTTTTAAATACGCAGTTTTCGCGCCATTTCAAGGGGATATTAAAGAGCTTAATCATAATTTTAAGCAACTCAATAACAATCTGTCTGATTTAAAAACAGACATCAAACGTTTGGACGAACGGGCAGACGAACACGACCGGCGACTAGATCGGCATCACGAACGTTTAAAAAGTTTAGGAGGGTACAAATGATTAAAAAAGTAGATTGGCATTCAAAAGTGTTGTGGACTTCGATGACAGCGTTAGTCATTGTGTTAGTTCAGCAAGTGGCCAAGGTTTTCGGGATTGAATTCAGCAACGATTTAGCCAACCAGGTACAAGGCATCGTTAATACGGTGCTTACAATCTTAGGTTTAGTCGGCGTCGTTTACGATACAACGAAGGGAGATTTAAAATGAAAAAACTAAATAAACTAGTAGTCGCCTTTGGGGCGGCTATTTTATTGGCCGTGAATTTTACAGGGGTAGCGCAGGCTTCTTATTCGATTGACTACACGTATGCATTTAATGCCAACCAAGGCAGCTCACAACGTGCTTCCCATTCATTTGTAATTTTGCACGAAGCCGGACTTGAAGCGCCGGGGAGAAACATTGCGGCTAACATGAAAAATAACTATACACCTTACACAGCTTACTCAACGTTTGTGGTCGGGGATGGTGGACATGTCTATCAAGTTGGGGCGCCGGGCTATGTTGCATATGCAGCAGGTGACGCTAATGGTTACAGCCCCGTTCAAATTGAACTCCAACGGACGTACGACAAGGGCGAATTTGCTAAAAACTACGCAACTTACATCGAACTCGCGCGTGACTACGCCAAGAAATACGGTATTCCTTTGACTCTTGATGCTGGCGGTGCTGGTACACCAGGGATTAAATCGCACCTTTGGATTACACAGAATATTTGGGGTGATCACGTCGACCCTTACGGTTATCTAGCATCAATGGGCGTATCTAAAGCTAAGTTGGCGAATGACTTGGCAAAAGGGACAACCTCAGTAGACGGTGGCAATACCACAGTACCAACGACACCTACTAAACCAACCGCACCTAGTAATACAAACGTACCAGCAGGCTTCACACCCGAAAATGGCACGTTTGTGAACGGTGATACTGAAATCATGAACCGTGTCGGTGTCGCTAGCTTCAATGCAGCTCAAGGTGGTTACTTGCCAGCCTACACATCATGGAAATATGACTCATGGAAACGGGTAGGCAACTATGTGATGATCCATCACATGTGGGGAAACAAGCACATCTTCTTACCAGTACGTTACAACTCCACGGCTTGGGGAACGTTTAAATAAGCATTAAAAAAGCCCTCGTTTGAGGGCATACATAAATTGGTATAGTTATAGATTACGATTTACATTATAATGATATTCACGATAAATATGTGGTTTATCTATGGTTTTTTCGGATTTAAGCAGATATAGGTATAGATAGGCAATGGAAAATATAGTCAAAAAATTGATTAAAATAATTGGTATAGCTTGATAAAGTTATTGAACTACTGTAACATGACGTCGTGGAGAGATAAATATTTAACTAGAAGGAGGGATCTATATGTATAATGTTGAAAAGATCGTAAATTGGTTACGTGTTAAAAACCATGCTGATTTAAGAGAATATGATTATGTAGATGAACTCACACAAATGAAGGCTATGAAATTATTATATTATATTCAAGGAACTAGTTTGGTCGTACTGAAGGAAAGGCTTTTCCCAGATGACATCGTGGCATGGAAGTATGGACCAGTTGTTCAATCCGTACATGATATGTATGCTGGAAAACGTGAAATTGTTGGAGACATTACAAGTCAGGACATAAAGGATTATGAAACGCTTAATTCTAACCCTAAAGTTGCTGCGGTACTTAATGCAGTGTATAGTGCTTTTGGCAATACGTCAGCAGCGGATTTAGTTAAGCAGACGCATAATGAAAGCCCGTGGAAGACAACTCAGCAAAGTATGGTAATTACTGACGAAAAATTAAAAGAATACTTTAAAACTATAGTTACGGAATAAATTATGGTAAAAATAGATACTACAAAAATAGATACTAATAAGAATCCAGAAATAAAAATAGATAAGTCTTATACTCCGACTAGAATGACATTTAATTTTTCTTTTCTAACGCCTAATAGAGAATATGGATTAAATGGAAAGTCAGTCGACAAGAAGATAAAAGCAAAACTAATCGATCGTCTAGAGTTCCTATCACAAAAAGACTACGTTGCAATACTAGGGTTGCCAAAAGAGGTTGGACTTGAAAAATTACCTGAATCGTCCGTTAGTTTGAGAAAACATCCAGAATTTATTAGTAGCGGTCGAGATGATGCCTGTAACAACGATTTCTGGGTTTTTAGACTTTCGAAAAATGGTAGAGTAATCGGAAAAATGAAGGATAAAATATTTTTTATTTTAAGTATTGATGTCAAATTTGATAGTTATAAACACGGGTAA